TTACAGGAGGGCAACTAAACGCTATACACACTACATTTATAGCGTCTCCAAATACTTTGGCACAAAAAGCAGAAGCCTTAGTAAATGGTTATTATTCATCAGGATATTCTACTTTGGGAGGGCCAACTTTTGGTTCAGCTATTTTTGATGGTTGTATATTTAAAGCATTTTCCAATTTCGATGATGAAATTAAAATTAGAGCAGTCTATACTGGTGGTTCCTATGGAGTTTCAATTTATGAACATTGTGGGTTTGTCGCTATCAATAGTGATGGAACCGGCGGTGCAAGTGGAATAGAATCCAGTGGTCAATCAACAGATATTTTAAATAATTGTGGTATTCATACAACATCAGAAGGCACAACCCTTGATGTTGTAGGCTACGGAGATGAGACAGCTTTTCTTATCTTGAATAATGTTGCATACGATAAAACAAAGGTGTCTGGAAAAATACTTGATGAAACATCTACAGTTGCGATTGATGTTGCTGGTCTTGATGGTGCTGTTATGGTAGGGACTAATGGTGCAATTACTTCTCTTGCTGCAATAACTGATGATAAAGATAGCTATAAAGCAACATCTGTAACTGTTAGTGACAAAACGGGATTCAGTTTATCAACAGCAGGTATTTTAGCAATATGGCATCAGCTATCTGCTGCTGTTGTGACTGCTTCTACGATGGGCAAATTAGTCATAGATTATCTTAATGCTGCAATAACTTCAAGGGCGTCTTCTGCAAAACAAGATACTATGGAAACGACACTTGGGAATATCCCTACGACTGCAATGCGAGGAACTGATGATGCTGCATTAGCTACAGTTTGTTCTGAAGGAAGATTAGCTGAATTGGATGCAGCAAATTTACCTACAGACATTGCTGCAATACCTACTACTCCCATGAGAGGAACTGATGATGCTGCGATTGCTACTAAACAGGATACAATGGAAACAACTTTAAATGCAATACCTACTACTCCCATGAGGGGAACTGATGATGCTGCATTAGCTTCCAAACAAGATACTATGGAAACAACTTTAGGCTCAATTCCTACTACTCCCATGAGAGGAACTGATGATGCTGCATTAGCTTCCAAACAAGATACGATGGAAACAACTTTAAATGCTGTTCCTACTTCTGATGCAATTAAAACTGCATTAGAAGCGGACGGAAGCAAACTTGATCACTTGCATGAAACAACTGAAGATGATGCTGGAGTAAGGCGATTTACTGAAAATGCTTTAGAAGAGGCTCCGTCCAGTAGTGGTGGCGATGCGACACTTGCTAATCAAGTTTCGATAATGACGGAAACAGATAAACTTGAAAATATGATTACTGAAGATAGTTCTGGTAATTATTTTACAGAGGCAGCACTTGCAGAAGCTCCTACATCATCAATAGACGCAACAGCACTTGCAGAAGCAATGAAGGCTATAACAGGAATTACTGAAGGCGGAACTTGGACATGGGAAAAGGTAATGAAAATTATGACTGCATGGGCAGCAGGTAATTGGAGAGTGAAGCCTACAGATATAACTAAACAAGAATTAATGGACGCAGAAAATGGGACGATAATTATCTTAGAACAGTCTTTAACTAAGTCTCCTTCTGCTGGTGGTGACTATCGAGATATAACGGTGAAAATATAATGAGTTATAATTTAATCAGTGGTGATATAATAGGATCAATCACAGGCGGTGTTTTTGAATATTCAAAATCGTTTGATGTTCTTGATTCTTTACAGACTTCTCCTGCTTATATACTGGCTTCTTATATTGTCGAAAATAGTATAGGTTTTATGACTAATCCTGTTAATGAAGATGATTGGCCTTTGTATATTTCTTATATGCCAGATGGAAGTGATATAAAAACTAATTGCGGATCTGTATATGACACATCTGGTTTAAAAGATGGAAGATTAATGGAAGGGCAGGTTATACAGCATTATGGAATACAATTAAGAATTCGATGTGATACGCATACAACTGGTTGGGCAAAAGCCGAAGCAATTGCATCTGCTTTAGATGCTATTGTTAATGATACAGTGACTATCGGTTCAGTTGAATATCGGATATATAATGTATCGAGAAGTGGGCCAGTAATATCTTTAGGGATGGAAGAGGGGACAAAAGAAAGACGTTTATTTACAGTTAATTTTATCGTGACAATGAAAAGAATAGTAAGTTAATTTTTGAAAGGATATTCTAATGAGTATTATGAATGATGGTCATCCAACGACAATTGCTTTTTCGGCAAGTGACAGTGAGATAGTTATGTCAACTTACTTGTATGAGAAAGAAGTGACTCCTCCGGGTGTTTCTGCTGGTGGTGAAAATGATACCAGTACAATGAGAAACACAACTTGGAGGACTAAGGCTCCTAAGAGTTTAAAAACTCTTACCACAGGATCTTTTCAAGCTGCTTATGATCCTGCAGTTATTGATGAGATTATAGCAACTTGCGGAGTTAATCAGTTGATAACGATAACTTATCCTGATGAATCTACTGTGGCTTTCTGGGGATGGATAGATGAGTTTACCCCAGGTGCAATAGTAGAAGGCGAACAGCCCATAGCAACAGTTAATATGATTCCTTCGAATCAAAATGCCGCTGGTGTTGAGACTGCTCCATTATATGAGGCATAAAGTAAAAAACGTGTAGGACTCGATTTAACGAGCTTTCTTTGACATCTCGTATAATTCGTATGATTTTAATGAGATTGCTCGTTACAATCGATTGTGGTAGCAAATTAATAGGTTTAAACGTATTGGAAAGGGTTAAAAATGGCAGAGTTAGTATTTAGTGTGGTTTTGAAGGAAATTCCTGTCAAAATCAAAGAAGCAGACGGAGCCGAAAAGATTTATAAATTGAAAGAATTAACAAGTGCTCAGAGAAAAAAGTACAATGAAAGTTTCGATGTTAAAGTTGAAATGGTTGATGGAGAAGTTAAGGCATCTGCTGGGGATGGTTTTAAAATGTTTTCGGCACAAGAGTTTTTAGCTTTGTGTTTATATGATGAAAATGATAAACTTGTGCCAGAAAATGTTTTGGCGGATTATCCTTCTACTGTTACTGCAGGATTACATGAAGAAGCTTTAAAATTAAGTGGATTGGATAAAGATTCTCTTGAAACAGCAAAAAACGAATTAGAGGGGAGCAGTTCCATTGGCACAGAATAGCTTCCCATTTGAAGATGTCTGTACAAAGGGCTCAGTATGAAATTACTTCTTCAGAGTTTATGGATTGGATTGCTTATCTTGATGATGATGCTAACAGATTTCATAGGGAAGATTATTTCCTCGCCCAAATTGCAGCAGAGATTAGAAGATCCTTTGTTAAAGATCCCATGAGTGTCAAACTTTCACCTTTTTTATTAAAATTTGGAAAGAAAGAAGAAAGGAAAAAATTGAGTATAGCAGAAAGTACAAAACGAGCAAAAGCATTTTTTGGTGGCATGTTTAAATTTCCAAAAAAAACTTAAAAGGAAAAAGTAAATGGCTGAAAATTTAGACCTTGGTAATTTGTTGGTTCATTTAAGAGCTGATGCAACTCAATATATGAGAGTTATGAGAGCAGCAGAAGCACGAATGAAAAGTACCGCTGCTTCTATTACAAAAATTGGCAGACAGATGGCTATGAGGGTAACATTACCTTTTGTTATTATGGGTGGATTAGCCACAAAAACAATGGCAGATTTGGAATCTGCTTTTACCGGAGTAAGAAAGACAGTAGATGCTACAGAAAAAGAATTTGAACAATTGAAATTAGGATTTGAAAAAATGTCTATTCTTGTCCCTATTTCAATAAAAGAATTATATGGAATAGGAGAAGCTGCTGGTCAATTAGGAATTCAGACTAAAAATATTTTGAAATTTTCCAGAGTTATGGCAGATTTAGGAGTCACTACAAATTTAACTGCACAAGAAGCCTCTATGGCTTTGGCTCGTTTTGCAAATATAACACAAATGTCTCAAAATGATTTTGATAGATTAGGCTCAACTATCGTAGATTTAGGGAATAATTTAGCAACGACAGAAGCAGAAATTGTAACAATGAGTTTGAGAATGGCAGGTGCTGGCAAAGTAGTGGGTCTTACTGAGCATGCCATTATGTCTCTTGCTTCTGCTGTATCCTCTGTTGGAATACAAGCAGAAGCTGGTGGATCAGCAATGTCAAGAGTTTTGCTCGATATGAGTAGTTACGTTAAACAAGGCGGAGCAGAATTAGAAGCTTTGGCAAAAGTAGCCAGAGTAACAACGAAGGAATTTGCAGAAAGTTTTGAACAAAATGCGGCTGAGTCTATTTATTTATTTGTAAAAGGTTTAAATGAAGCAAATAAAGCAGGAGCTGATGTTACTACAATATTGGAAAAATTTGGATGGCAAGGTATTAGGATTATAAGAGTTTTATTAGGATTAGCCGGTGCTAATAATGTTTTGGAGGAGAGTTTGGATATAGGCGGAAGGGCTTGGAAAGAGAATACGGCTCTTACTAAAGAAGCAGAATTGAGATATGGCACTTTTGCATCTCAAATGATTATGCTCAAAAACAAATTTGTGCTAATATCTAAAGAAATTGGTCTTATGCTAAAGCCTGCCGTTCTTAATTTGATAGGTATTATTAAAAGAATGACAGTTTATTGGGATTTAATGAAAGATAGCGTCAAAAGAAATATTCTTGTATATGTTGGCATAGCTGCTGCTATTGGACCAGTTTTATTGGCTACAGAGCTTCTTA